ACAACCCGCCAGGTGAGCGGGCCGGTCTGCGTCACGCTGATCTCGGCATTCTCCGTCGGATCGTAGAGCTCCTCGATGGCTCGCTGGAGTTCCGAGGCGGTGACCGTGCTCACGTCGAACGTTCCGATCGATTCGCCGTTCACGAACAGCTCGAACTGGCCACTTGTCGGATCGTTCTCGACTTTCAGCTCCGTGATGATTTGCGGGGCCGGTTTCACGGCGACCGTGAACGGTACGCCGGCTTTCACTCCGGTCAGGCGCACGTTGTACGTGTCGACGACCTCGGCCGAGAACTCTTTCAGCTCCGGTGCCGTCGATTGTGTCAGCAGATCGACGATCGCTTGGGCCGGGCTGGACGCGTTGGCGGCGACCTGGAACACCTTGTTGTTGACGCGGAGCTGGTAGCCTTCGTCCGGGTCCGGTTGTGCGGTATCGAAGCTCACCAGCAGAATGTGCTTCTGTTCGGGCGCGTCTCCACGAAAAACGTTCTTCGTCATGGCATCACCTATGACAGCGGCAAGACCGAGAAGTCTTTTTCCCTGTAAACGTGGTACCGGATGAAGTGCGGTTTCTTTTCCCGCACGACTGGATTTCCCTTCTCGTCGACATTGTCCAGCGGCTTCGGCTCCAGCGGCGGCTCTAGAATCACCGGCTCGGTGTCTTCCAGCGACTCAATCAGGAAGCCGTTCTCGTCGAGCCATTGCGGCTCACTGGTCTTCGACGGCGGATCGCCCAACAAGATCGGCTCTTTGTTGACCGACAGAAGCGTTCCGGCGGTAGCGGTCTGATTGCCGGTCCAATTGCTCTGCGGCCGCCTGAGCACGACGCGGTGGTGATGGAAGCCCTGATTGGCCACGTCGACCAGCCAGGTCTCACGCCGGTAGTGCAGGCTGAAGCTGATCTCGATGTATTCGATGTCGCCGTCCGGTCCGCCTCGCTTAATGTCGAACGGAATCTGAAGTTCCTGGAGCTTCAGCGTGTACTTGGGGAACTCCAAGCCAGCGATTCGGACGGGCCCATCGTTGATGGCGTTGTTGTAGGTGAGAATCCAACGCGGCAGACGGGGGGACACGTTCTTGGTGATCTCGATGACCCAACGGGTATCGTCAATTTCGACGCCCGGGATGGCATCGCCCAGCACATTGACGATGGGCCGGTCCTCGATGTCGGTCAGCACGGGCTTCGTGTACTGCTGCGACTTGAAGACGATCTTCGCCGGCCGGGCCAGCGGGTTCTCGTCGCCGGGGTGCCAAGTGGTGTAGTCGGCGTTGACGATCCAGACGAGCCGCGTCGCATCAACACGGCTGGCGGTTGTCTTGACGCAGATGGCTTCGGGATCGTCGGGGTACTTATCAGCGAAAATTTGCGGAATGCGGTGATCCCAGAGAATCTCGTGCATCCGGTGGGATGGATCGTCCGTCACGACGCGGAAGATGCGCGTGTACTCGCGCGGCCCGTCGGCCGCCCGCTCTGCCGTTTCACCGCTCCAGATTTCGTTGACCCTGACGATCATCCTTGATCACCGTTCACTCGCCACGATTACGCCGGTTTGAGATCGAGCCGTTTCCGCAGTACGGCAGTCTGTTCTCGTATCGCTGCGAGCTGTTCTTGCGTCGCGCGGAGCAGCTTTTCCTGCGGGTCGTTCTTGGTCGGTCCGCGCAGGATGGCGGCAATGGCCTGAATGGCTTCGGACGATCCACGCGTGACCGCTTTCAGCGACTGTTTGATTTTCTCCACCGGCTTCTGGTCTTGCAGGGCCACGTCTTGCGGATTGACTTGCGGGCCTTCGATCGGTTTCAGGTCGATGTTTTTCGCCTTACGGTCGAAAGCGTTTACCGTATCGGTAAACGTTTTCGCGAAGGCGTCCTTCGCCTGCTGGGCCACGTCGGCGGCCGCATCGCTGGCGTTCGCGCGGTAAGTGTCAGCGAACGCCTTGGCCATGTCCTCGCCGACTTGCGCGAGTCCACCTGTCGATCGCTCCGAGAACTCTTGAGCGAAGGTCTCTCGAAAGGCCTTGATCGGATTTTCCAGTGAGAATGCCGCTTTGAGCGCTTCCCACGTTGCCTTGGCGAAACTGATCACGACGGCGCCCAGGTCTTTGAAGACGCGGCCGGCGTTGTTGTAGACACTGATTGCACCGGCCACGACGGCCGACCATGTTGCTTTGAAAGTGGCGAAGATATTCTGGCCGATGCCAAAGACGAACTTGCCGAAGTTGTCCATGATCACGCGGCCGGCCGCGAAGGTCGCGCGAATGGTCGCACCAATGCCGATGAAGGCGTCCATGAAGCCTTGGCCAAAAGTCTTGATCTGCGGCGCAAATTGCACGAGCCAATTCGCGACACCTTCGATCGCCGGGGCGATGGCCACCGCGATCTGTTGGCCGGCTGCTCCGATCGCTCGTCGGACGCGGTTCATTGCATCGTTGGCGGCCTCAACCTTCGACGCGTCCATCCGGCTGAAGGTGAGACCGAGTTGTTCGGCTTCGGCGCGGAAAGCGTTGATCGCCGGCGCTCCGCCCTGAAGCAAATTCACGAGCTGTACACCGCTGCGGCCGAACAAGTCCGCTGCAACGGCTGCCTTTTCGGCTTGCGTAGGGATCTGGGCGATCTGGTCGGCTACGAGCCGCAGCGCTTGTCCCGGGTCGACATTGGCCAGTTTTTCGGCGGAGAGACCGAGCGACTCGAGCGCTTGCACGGCTTCTCCGCTGCCCTGTTTGGCTTCGCCGAGCCGGCGAGTGAACATCTCAAGGCCCTTCGCCATGGCCTCTTGAGTGACGCCGGTTTGCTCGGCCGCGAATCCAAGAGCGACCAGGTCCTCGGTGGCAAAGCCCGTCCGATCGGAGAGTTTTCCGATCGCGTCCATCGTGGCAAAGGCCGACTTTGTGGCGACGGATAGTCCGGCGACCAGAGCGCCGCCGGCCAGCGCCGTGCCGGCGGCGGCGAATTTCCCGATCGCGACCGTACCGCGCGCAAAGCCGGCGCCGATCCGTCCGCCCAGGGAAGTGATCCGCTTGCCTGTCTTGGCGATCTGACTGGTCACCGACTGCAGACCGGTGGCGACGCCCTTCGTCAGGACGGTGAAGTCAACGGCGATCCGTCCGATCGTGGCCATGTCGCAGCCTTTGCTCCTTATCGTACTCTTCCAGCCGTTTGACGAGTCGCCGGCGGCGTTCCAACTCGTTGAACTCGGAGCGTCCAGGAATGAACATCTCTGGAGAAACCGGCCGCCCCTTGTACCACGCGTTGCGCATCAGTGCGGCCAGGATGGCCGTCTGCTGCCAGTCATCGCCCCAGGGTGCGATCTGGTAGTACGCGGCCCACTGACGGAATTCGCGCCATGTGAGCCGCTCTTTTGCTTCGGCGACGGAACAGTGAAGGACGGTCCGGCAGAGGAAGTGCCAGAACTGTTCGTCCTCATCCTCAGTCAGTTTTTTGCCAAGCCCTCTTTGGACTGATCCAGCTTGTTATGCTCGACGATCGCATCCCACAGAATCTTGAGGGTGCGGAAGCTGGTGTCGAGCAGCGCGGCCAAGTCTTCTGGATTCTCCGGGTCGAACAAGTTCACGCCTTCCGGATCGACCAAACAGGTCGCAATCACGTAGGCCATTTTCTCGCTGTCGGGACGGTCGCTCTCGCAGACGCGGGTTGCCCGATCCCGCTCGCGACCGGTCATCAGCCGCACATGCAATCCGGGCGGCCATCCCGGCACGTCAACGGGTACGCGCTCGAGGTCTCTTCGGCTGAGGATCCTGTTTTTCAGCTCGCTCATAGGGGACTGCCTTTCCTCGCACGATCATCGCGTGACACCAATAGAGGTTTTCTTCGGTCACCGTGATGACTTCACCGGCCTTGTGCTTGCCGGTGTTCTCGGTGAGCTTGACGGCTTGCATCGCAAGGCTCCTGTCAGATTACGCCGACGGCGTGACGGTCACCTTACCGGCGACTTTGACCGTGATCTCGGCGGTCATCTTGTCGTCGATTGGCAACGCCTCACCGTAGTCCTTGATGTAGCCCTGGAATTGCCTTTTCGCCGGGGTGGTCTTTCCGGCCGGCAAGGGATACGTGATCGTGATCGTCTGCAGCACGCCGACGAAGTTCGTCTCGTCCACGTCGGGATCGTGCAGTACCGTGAAACTGTACTCGCCGCCCTCGACCAGGTCAGACGGAATGTACTCTTTGAAACCGTCCGTGATGCTGCCGTGAGACACGTCGATGTCTTCGACAGCCATTCCGGAACGGTCGCCTTCCAGAATCCTGAAGTTTTCGCCGGTCGTTCCCAGCGTGATCGACCCACCGAAAAACGTATCGCCTGCCATGGATCAGTCCTTTCCTTGGATCGCTTCGGCCAGAATCCGTTCCAGAGCTTCGATTCGGCCGGCCAGATGGTTCAACGTCGCGTCCAGCTCGCGCGAATCGACCGGTTCCTCGTAAGGGCGACCGGCGATCGAAACGATTCGCCGGCAGCGGATCGGTACGATCGAACCGGACTCGCTTTCGATTTCGACCTCGATGACATCGCCCGCGCTCATGGTGGCTCCTCGTGAAACACCTGTAATTCGACCGTCACCGAGCGGAATCCCTCCTGGTCTCCGCTCACGACGCGGGGCGTGTTGCCGCGGACGGTGGCGTACAGAGCCCGCACTTCCACGCCTTCCATGTTCCCTTGAAATCCGTCCTTGAACTTCTTGCGGATCAATTCCGCTAGCTCCCGCGCCTCGCGGTACGAGGCGGCTTCGCAGTGCACCTCAATGCGGCTTTCGGCCAGGCCGGCTCCGCCGGCCGCCGTGTATTGCGGCTCAATCGTAGGCGGACCGACGACCAGGAATGGCCGCTGCTCGTTTTGTCTCGCCACGCCGGTGCGCACTCGGTCGCTGACCACGGCCGCGATGTCGGCCTGGCTCAGCAGGTAGGCGACCAGTCCTTCTTCCAGCGTCTTGGTCGTGGTCACTTCTTCGCTCGCAACCGCTTGATCTGCTTTTCGATGTCCCGCGCGAGCTTCTCCCGAAACCGCTTTTGAACCTTGCTTTCGTTTGCTCTCAGCGCATCGGTCAAATAGGGCTGCGCCCGGGCGCCGGGGTGACGGATCGCTCCGCCGATCACGACTCCGCCGATCGCCAATCGCGGATTGCCGGCGATCGTGTGAGGCCGCGTGCCAAAATGAACCAGATGGGCATGGGGCGTCTTGCGGTAGTCATGGCCGACGATGGCGACAATCGTTCCGCTGGACCGATAAGTTTTGACCTTCTTGATCAGCGTGTCTCGCAAGTGCGGACGCTCCTGGCCAGTTGGCCGCAGGCCCTCGCCGAGGGGAACCCGCCGGCGGGCGTCTTTCAGGATTGGGGTCATGGCGTAGTTGGCGGCTGCGCGGACCGGGCGTAGCCGGATTTTGTCCGGCAGCTTCTTCAGCCGCTTCAAGAGGGGCTTGAGCCCGTCGACCTCGATTTTCACCGCCATCGCTTTCGCCATCAGTTGGCCCCTTGGACGATTTCCCGCGTGTGAATCACGACCGTCTGTTGTTCCGGGATCCGGTCCACGGCGACGATATTCAGCGTGCGACCGTCGAGGCGGATCCGCATTTCGGGCGTGATCTGACGCGTGTAGGCGTCGTCGTGCAACGTGATCTTGTGCTTGCGTTCGGCAACGACCTGGTTGTTGACGACTTGCTCGCTGCCGCCAAGGTATTCCACCCGGGCCCAGCGCGTGATGAACGGCTGATAGTCCGGTACCAGGTTGCCGTAGCTGTCCGGCGTCGTCGCGCCGGTGTCGCGCTCGACGACGACCCGCCGGCTCAGCCGGCCGCTGCCCAACAGTGGTGTTCCCGGTTGCGGCATCTTTGTCTCCTTTGATCCGCCGCATCAGACGGATCACAGGAAGGCCAAGACTCGCTCATCACGCGCTACGTCCAGCAGCGCCTTGATGCCGATCGGCGCCTCGCGAACCTGGATCGTCTGCATCACCTCGCGGTTCCAGTACAGCTCGCCAGTCATCAACTTGATCGCCTGTCGGATTGTCTCCGGCACGTCGGAAGGATCGTCGCCATAACCCGCCACGTAAGTCACCTGCACGGCGCCGGGGACCGGCCGCGTCGATGGCCAGCTCTCGGCGTACGCCGGTCGCAGTCGAGCCGGCTCGCTGGCCAATTCCAGTTGATACTTGCTCGGGTCGAGCGTCTGTTGGTTTCCGTCGGGGTCGACGTAGACAACGCTCGACACCGATTGGACCGGCGGCCGGGGCAGGAAAATCGTCTGAAGCTCCTCGCCGGCATTGACGGCCGAGTCGATCGGGGGGAACCGATCCAAGGTCAGCCGCCAGGTCTGCGTCAGCAGCGATCGCCAGCACCACCGCTCCACCGTCTGGCGGGCGGCCACGACCAACCGGCGTACCTCGTCGTCGGCGTCCATGAACCGATACAGATCGGTCCCGTCGGCGTGGCTGGCCGGCGTCGTATCGCAGACGCCGCGCGCGAACGTTACGTCGTTGCCGCTGACGGCGGTCACCTCCAGCAGCTCACTGTCCAGCTTGTACAGCCGGCCGGGCAGGAACTGGGCGCTGGGGTAATTCGTCTTGGCGCCCGTGACGGTCAGCGGATCGGTCGTATTGGCGAAGTCTCCGCCCTGGGCGTCGTGTCCGGTGTCGACGTTGACGATTGGCTCGGCGCGCAGGTGCGTGAAGGCTTCGGCCGTCGAGATCGGCTCGCGGACCGGTGGTGTGACCAGCGTCAGCATGCGTCTCTCACTTGGCTGGCGGTTTACTGGTCAGTCTTCGCTTTTCGCTTCTTGCGACTTCGGCGCTTGGGACGGGCTTCGGCTTCGCCGCTGTCTGTGGGAGCGGCTTGCTCGCTGTCTGCGGCAAGGGTTTCATCGGGAGCCTCCTCGGCGGACGGTTGCGGTGCATCATCGACCGCTACCGCTCCGCCAATCTCGATCAACCACTCGGCCTTGTCGGCAGGAGCCTCGACTACCGCACCCGGATAGCCTTCGCAGCCCGGCACATTGCAGATGTGCGTCAGCCGGATTCGCACCTTCTTGCTCATCACTCTGTCCTTATTAGGGAGGCGCCCGGCCGGCTCGAAGCCGGCCGGGCCGGATCAGGAGGAAGACGGTGGTCCGATTACGCGGCCGCCTGTTGCAGGTACTTGATCGGGTCGGTGCCGGCGTCCAGCAGGTTGCCATCGACTCGCATGAAGGCGACGAAGCCTTCCTGGTCGTAGTCGCGGTAGCGTTCGGTGAGCCGGTACAACCGGATCCGATTGACTTGGCGGACCTTGTACTGCCGGAACTGGCCGAACAGGACGGTCTTCGCACTGAGGGCGATCGTCGGCATCTTCTGGTTGACCGTGTACGGGAACCCGAAGATGCGATCCGGTTCGCCGGCTGCGACGGACGTGTTCCAGATGTACTGCCCGTTATTGTCCTTCAGCTTCCGGACGGCCAGCAGCGTCTGGTCATGCAGCATGAACCGGGCATCGGTCCGATAGGCCGGGTCGATGCTGTGGATCAGGTCGAGCAGCTCGTCGGCCGTGATCGCCGTTCCGCTGGCAGCGGTGACGCCGAGCGAGGCAGCGTTCAGCACGCCCGTCGGCTGACCGGTGCCGGTGCCGGTCGTGTAGTAGCTGTTCTGGCCACGACCAAGCCGCTCGCCGAGCATCCGTCCGAGTTCGGCCGCCAGGTCGAACGCGGAGTCTTCGAGCAATTCAGCGCTGATCTTGACCATCTTCGAGGTGAGCTTGTAGGCCTTGAAGATCACCTCGCTGAAGGTCGGGTCCGCCGCTGCGACTTGTGTCGCTTCGGCCAGGACGACGGCCTCGTTGGCCGTGTCGTCGACGGTCGGCCAGTGCAGGTCGTTGCCCGAGCTCGTCCGCAGGATCGAGGCCACTTGCAGCATGCCGCCGTAGGCGAGCATGTTGTGCTCTAACGACCGGACGAATCCCTCGGGAATCGTGTATCCGCCGGAAGCGTTCGTGCCGACGGACAAGTCGCGGCGTTCGAGCTCGCGGCGGACGGCGTCCGGGTGACGGGTGCGGAAGATTTCCGCCATTTCCTCGACGGCTTCGGTCGGCGCCAGACGCACGTCGAGGTGCGACTGGGCGGGATTCAATCCGACCAGGCGGCAGGCTTCCGCTTGCTCGTCGGTGACGGGCAACCCAGACTGGTGCCGGCACCAGGCCTGAAAGGCCAAGGCGCGGTGTCGTTCCGTAACCTGCGGCGTCTGGTCTTGCCGCTCAGGCCGTTGCGGCTCCTGAAAATCGTCCCGGCCGATCCGCCGATCGCCGACCGGCTCGTCCTGATCGGCCGCGACCCGCTCGGCCCGTTCCTGCCGTTCGATCCGCTTGGTCAGCGCGTCGTACTCCTCGTTGACGCGTTGCCACTCCTGCTCGTCCTCGGCGGTCCAATCTCGCTTCTCGTCGTTGGCCAGATCGGCCAGCTCTTGAATCCGTTTGGCGACTTCCGCGCGCTTCTCGCGCAGCTCTTTGGCGGTGGGCATGGTGGCTCCTTTCGTCCGTGAATTGCCGTCAATCCGTTGCGATCGACCTCACCAGACGGTCGATCCCTGGAGCCACTGACTGGGCAGAGGCGTAAGCGTGAGGCGACTGGGCACCTCTCACTATAGGGAGATTGCGTTGCAGGGCCGGCGCAAAGAGAACGCCGGCGATGCGCCGGCGTTGGGCCGGAAAGGCGATTTCCGGCGGGGTGTATCAGCCTTCCGCGACCTCGATCGCGCGCAAGCGAGCGGCGACGCGGCGACGCAGCGACTCGCGACGGCGCTGGCGTTCTGACCGGATACGCTCAAATTCCGCCCGGATTTGCTCGGCGTATGCCTGGCGGAGCTCCGAGCTGGTCGCCTCGTACGCCGGGAAGGCGACCGGGCCGACTTCCCAGAGCTGGACCTGCTCGATCTGGCGAATCCAGCGATCCTCTTCTTCGATCCAGGTGACGCGCTGCGGGACGAACATGAACGAGCTGCCGTTCACGTCGCCCCGCGCGACGGCCTCGATCACGTCCTGTCGCGTCGCCGGCGGCGTAACGCGGTAGAACAGCCCTCGCTCGTTGGTGGAAATTTCCAGAGTATTATCTTCCGCACCCGGGCGCCGGCGACCGAGGATCAAATTCGGATCGTGGTTGAAGAAGCTGCGCACGTCATCCTCGCGCACGGCCCGGTCAAAGGCTCCGGGCATGATCCGCTCGACCAGCGATCCGTCGCCAAATACGTCGTACTCCGTCCCCGCGTCGCCTTCTCGGTAAAAGACGGCTCCGTACCCTTCGATGACGGGCGATTGCGCGTCACGCTGTTCCAGGGCGATCCAGCCGTCCGTCAGTCGCTTGAAGAGGTTTTCCGGTGCTTCCATGCTTGTTCTCCTATCTGGTTGGGGTCGGCAAGTAACAGCAATCCGTCGTAGAACTGCTCGCGCAGAAAGGCAATGGCGTCGGCACCGAGCAGCACGTTGATCGGTTCAAGCGCCTCGCTCACCACCGGCCAGTGTTCGTCCCAGATGCGATCGAGCGTTCGCTGGTCGGGGGATTCCGAGAGCCGCTCCAGTTGCAGTCGTAATCGCTTGGCCATGCGGGCGACCGTGGCGACGACAATGCGCCGGTGGGCGTCGTCCAGCGACGCGGCCGACTGATTCTGCCCGGCGTCGACGTTGAGCGGCATCGGCAGATCGTCGCGCGGCGGCAGGTTCTCCAGCCGGCGGACCTCATCGGGATGCATCCAGGGCACACCGGCCAGAGCGGATCGATAGAAGGCCGCTCGGCGCGAATCGTCGGAGCGCAGCATCGCCTGCCGCTTGAACTCGAAGATCAACCGCTGCTCGCGTTTCTCCCGCTCGGTCAGGAGTTTGTCCCAGCACTCCGTCTCCCAGCACACGAGCCACGGGTCAAGGCAATCGTCCAAGAACGCCTGGTTCTCCTGCTCCAGGCTGGCATAGCTCGTCCGCCCTTCGCCGCCGACCTTGTGCACCGGCACGCCGAACCAGTTGGCAATGGCGACCAGGTCGAACTTGCGGTTCTCTACGAGCTGCGTTTCTTCCGGCTTGAGCGAGAGCGGCTGAATCTGGGCGCCTTCTTCCAGGATGGCGGTCTTGTGCGCGTTTTCGAGCCCGGTATGCATCGATTCCCAACTCTTCTTCAACCGCGCAAAGGCCTCGTCGCTGAGCTTCGCCGGGTGCAGGATCACGACCTTGGGCGTTGCGGCCTGGCGGAAGAAGCGGCCGGCGTAGATAGTGTTGGCCCGGGCCAGGCCGATGTCGTCCGCAGCCAGGCGGATCGTGTCCAGCCCGAGTAGTCCGTCGAGGGACGGGCCGCGCACGTGAATCACGTTTTCGGGCAGGAGCTTGACTGGCTCGCCGCCTTCTTCCAGCGGCCGGCCGACGATCGTGACGTAGAGCAGTCGACCGTTTTCGCGGACGGGAAAGGTTCTGTCGCTCGAAAGGGGAATCACCTCCAGAGGCCGGCCGTCGCCCCGTCGCATCACATAGGCGAAGCCGTCACCATAGAGCAACGCTTGCAGTTGTACGGCCCGCTTCAAGTGATAGGCCGTCATGTCGGTATTCGCCTTGTGTCGCACGAGGAAGTGGGCGGGGTGATCTTCGACGACTTCGCGCGTATCGCGGTCGATCACCTGCAGCGGCAGCTTGGCGACGTAGCCGCTGATCAGCGACACGGCCCGAAAGACAGGATGCACCTTGAGGGAAGTGGTTTGGTTGACTCGCACGCCCGACGCAGAGGGCTCGGCATCGAGGATGTCCCAAAGCGCCGGGTCGTCGATCGAATAGCGTGGGTTCTCCAAATTGCGTCGGGTCAAGACGCGGAAGGCCAATCGTACGCGGTCCAATACGCCCATCGTCGGCTCCTGTTGCGCTTTTGGTGGGCGGTGCCCATCCTTTTGGTGGGCGGTGCCCACCCTACAGGGTGCGGATTCCTCGCTCTTCGTAGACCGATCGCTCTGCCTGGTGCTCCTGGAACAGGCACTCGCTGAAGGCCATCAGCACGGCGACCATGGCGTCGATCTTTCCGTCGCTGGCGACTTTGTCGGGCATCCATTCGTCGCGCCAGTTGCGGCGGATCGTCAAGTTGCCGGCCTGCCAGGCCAAGACCGGATCGCCGTCGTGGCGGATTTGCTTTCGGGCCAGGCACCGCAGGAACGTGCGGATCGGTTCGTTGTAGAACTTCGCGGCCTGCGTGAACTTGAACACGTTCAGTCCGTGCTCATTCAGCAGCTCCTGCGCGAGCTGCTGGCTGAACGTGGGATCGTAGGCCCAGGATGCGACTTGGTACCGTTCGTTGAGCTCAAGAATCTTGTCGCGGATTGCACCGAAATCGACCTGGTCTCCCCAGTGGACCTCTAACAGCCCGGCATCGATCCACTGCTGCACGCGGGCGTTGCAGAGTTCCTCGGCCCGGGCCTCGCACGTGAACGACCAGGTGCGGATTTCGTAGCGGTCGATTTCGCCATCCTCGTCGTAAAACGGCCAGACCAGGGCGATCGCCGACCAGTCGTCGCTGCGGCCGAGGTCCCAAGCGCCGCACGCCGGCACGTCGGGAGGGTCGGTGAGTTCGCCAGCGGCCGCAGCCCAGAGTTCCGGCCGGATGGCCTTCTCCGTACTGGTCACGCGGACGTTGCAGTGATAGCGCAGGAAGCTATTGAGCGCCGTCGGCTTCTGCTTGGCCTCGTTCGCCTGCTCGCGGAGATATTCCAGTGAGACGCTGATCCCGAGGTTCGGGTTGGCTTTCGGCCAGACGCTCTCGTCGAACGGGTCGTCGGGCGGAACGAGCTCTTTGCCTTTGCAGGCCCGGCAGCGTCTGACGCGCCGCTTCTTCAGCACGCGGCGCTTGACGCACTCCCAGCAGGGTTGATCGCCCGGGTAATCGATCGATGCGATGTACGCAAAATGGATGTCGCTGACGATTTCGCCGGTGACGACTGATTCGAGCACGCGCACCGCCAGGTCGCGTTCTTCCTCGTAGATGATTGATCGATCGTCGCCGGCGGTAGTAATCGCAATCACCAGGGGCTGCTGTCTCGCACCGCCGGCGGTCGTCAGCTTCTCGTACAGCCCCCGATGGCGCGGCTGCCAGGCATGGAGTTCGTCCATCACGACCGCGTGAGTGTTGAGCCCGTCGGTGCTATCCGAATCAGAGCCCAACGGCTGAAAGAAGCTATCGAGCTGCGGATAGGTAATCGACTTCTGGAGCACCCGCAGCCGGCGTCTGAGAGCCGGCGAGCGTTGCACCATCCGCTTCGCTTCGCGGTGCACGATCTGCGCCTGCTTCTCTTTGGTGGCCACACAGTAGATTTCCGCGCCCGGTTCGACGGGCCGGTCAAAGACCAAGAGCAGCAGCGCCAAGGCGGCACTGAACGTGCTCTTGCCGTTCTTGCGCGCGATCTCGATCAAGGCTTTACGGAAGCGTCGCACGTTGTTCTCTTTCCTTCGCCAACCGAATAGGCTCCAGACAACGAACTTCTGCCAGGGACTCAAGAGGAAGGGCTGTCCGGCGAACTCGCCGACCGAATGCCGGCAGCATCGCTCGATGAATTCGATCGCTTCGATTGCCGGCTGGGGATCGAAGACGAATCCTCGCCGGCCGGCTCGGTCAAGGTCCACGACGTGGCGCAGGACGGCGAGACGAACCAGACGGCCGGCCAGGATGTCGCCGCTGAGCACTCCGTCGATGTATTGCTGCACGTCTCGTTCATGACGGTTTCTTCGCTTGCCCACAGTGCCACCAGCTATCGATGTGCTCGCGGACCGCCTTTTCGATCTCATCCAAACAATCGTCGCAGATCGTGGTGCCTACAGCGTCGGGGCCGATCGTCTCGTCCAGCCTCGGCAAGGGCTCGCGCCACGAACGGCCGCAGCGGCTGCAGGTCCAAACGATGTACCTATCCGGCCCTTTTCGCGGTGAGCTCGCTGAGAGGATCATCGTCGTCCTCTTTCTCGGTCGTGCCGATCGACGCTCGGGCCATCGGCGTCAGTCCGAATTGCCGCCCCAGGCGTAAGAGCGTATCCTGCGCCCGATGCAGGACGCCGACGGCGGGATGCTGGATCACGTTTCCTTTGTCGGTCACCGTCGTGTAGCCTTCCTTCTGCACCACGTCGTACGCCTGGCGGAACTCTTCCCAGGCCTGGCAATAGGCAGCAAAGGTCGTGCGATCGATCTCGGCGATCAGACCGTGCTTGACCAGTTCCGTCGCGCACCGTACCCACTCCTGCCGGGCCAGCTCGCCCAGCCAATCCGGCGGCGCCGGCACGCCGGCCGGAACCGATTCGGCGACCGATCGGCGGTCCTTCCGCTTAGTCTTGGTCTGCTTTTTCGCCTTGGTGCTTTTTCGTGCGGGCCCGCGTTGTCCCATCAGTCTGCTCGCGTCGTGTTTTCTTGCTGTGGCACGAATGACACAGAGCTTGGTGATTGCTCGGATTCCAAAAGTCGGGATCGTCCGGACCGCTCACCGGCCGGATGTGATCCACATCGGTCGCGAGCCGCGTGATTCCGTGGCGTGAGCATTCGCGGCACAACGGATGCTCGGCCAAAAACGCCCGGCGGTAGCGCCGCCAACGCCGGCCGTACCCGCGCCGCGCGGCGCTCGGCCGGCGATCACGCGGCCTTTCGCTTGCTGCGTCGCTGGACTTTCGCCGGCGGGGCGGCTTCCGTGCCATCTTCGAGCACCTTCGCAATCGGCGTCTCGCGGTTCGGATCATGTTCCTCAAGCCACCTCAATAGCTCCTCGCGCGCGGCCTGGTGGCGATCGGTTCCACGCGTTGCCTTGACCAGCTTCGCCAGTGCGCGGCCGACACGAATCGCCCGAGCCGCTTTGCCGCCGAAACCGGCCAGACCAAACTTCGCCAGGACCGTGCCGACGAACTCGCCGCCGATATGCGAGACGGCAAACAGAGCCACGCCGGCGAGAACTGACAGAATTGAAGTCATCGATCACATCCTTCGCATTTGGGGGCCTCTTCCATGTCTCGTAGTTTGGCTCTGAGCTGCGAAACCTCGCTCTCAAGGCGAGCAACACGGAGCTCAAGGCGACCCATACAGGCGTCTGCACAGTGCGCTTTCTCCTTCGCCGCGCTCGCTTCGCGGTGAATCCAACCGATGACGGCCAGGAGAAGCCAAGTTGTCGCGAGGGCCAGAACACAAGCGACTATGATCATCCCTGCGATTCCAATCTCCGGCGAACGAGGCCGGTCAGAATTCCGATCAGTCCCCACAGGTACGCGGCCGGATCGGCGGTTACGTCGCTTTTCAGGTCCTCCACGTCGTCGCGCACGGATTGGACTTCCTGAATCAACTCGTCTTTCGTCGCCATCAGCTTCTTGATCCGGGCGACTTTGCCGATCAGGCCGGCGTTCTGGAAATCCTTGCCGAGCTGGATGGCATCCCTCGCATCGGCGACGAGCTTTTCGATCTTCGCGCGCAGTGCATCGATTCTGGATTGCAGGCCGGCGATCTTGCCGTCGACTTCCCGCCGATACCGCTCCGGCACCGGCGGCGGGTTCAAGTCTCGGTCGGGGATGGGGATCAACTTCTCCGGTGGCGGTTGCGACGGCGGAGGCTCGGGCCGATTCTTCTCGGCGTCCGTCGGTGGGCGAAAGCCGGATCGCGGCCGGCCGATCAAGAGCTCACCGATTTGGGCGATCGCCCCTCCGATCCAGGGCAACAAACCACCCGACCGGCCGCTGTATCCGACCTTGTAATGCTTCGTCCCGCGAATCCAGAACGTGGGAACGCGCAGTTCGCCGAGATTCGGCTTTGCTGCGCGATAAAACTCGGCATACAGCTCTGGCGGCGACCACGTGTCCGTGCGCGAGTAGTAGCGGCAGAACAACACCTCGTAGTCGCGATAGACGCCGCTTGCCACATCGGCCTCGAACTGCTTGCACGGCGGACAGAAGAAATCGCCAGCGACAAAAGCGACGAGCGTGACCTTCTCGGGTGGTCCGCGTTCGATTCCTGTCTTCCGCAGCGCTCGACGAATCGCGTCCTGCGTCACTCGCCAGCCGACGAAGACGCTCTGGTTCACTTCCAAATTGCGATCCACACCCGTCGCGACGCCGATCACCTGGCCTTTAGCGTTCAGCAGAGGTGCGCCGCTCAGACCGGGATTGATGCGCATCGCGACGTAATTCTTGTCCACACCGTTGCCACCGATGAGCTGTCCGGTGATGCGAGCCCAATTGCCGCCGGGATAGCCGACCGTGTAGACGCTATCGCCCACTTGAGGCAGCACGGGCGACAGCGGCAGACTCGGCCAATTCCCTTCAGGCAGCAGGTAGACAAGCGGGCCATCTTCGCCCTGGCCGACAACCGTCAGCTCTGCGGTGACCCGCCGTCCGTCGATGGTCACGTCCAGCGTTGGACGCTCGCCGCAATGCTTCGCCGTCACCAACGTCCGCGACTCGCACACGAAGGCCGTGCAACCGCTGGTCCAAATGACGGCTCGGCGCTCCAGCGCAGGTTCCGCCGAGAACAATGGCGAGACAGCAACACAGAGAAGAAGGGGGGCAAGAGTCCTCATGTCAGGCCTCCCGATAGTGGGACTCGATCAGATCGAGATAGCGGTCCATCGAATGATCGGCGATCGCCGGCGTTCCCAGCCGGCCCACATGCTGCGCATGGCGAAGGACGCGATCACAGAATCGGTACAGCCAGCCCGGCCGCCGATAGAGGTTGCCGTGGCGATCGAAGTAGAAACAGCGACCGACGTGGCGGTATCCGATCCGGGGCACTCGCGGGACGAGGTCCGCACAGTGGACATAACGGGCCGTCCAATCGCCGATCAGCCGGCCGAGCCATCGCGCAAATGTTCCGTTGCCGACGCGCGGACAGCCGAATGTCGTCAAACTGGCAACCAGAATCTGATCGTACTCGTGCACAAAGAGCGCTGCCGCCAGCGTCGCCAGTGCGCCGCCGAGACTGTGTCCCGTGAAGTGAATCCGTGTGTCGGCAGTCACCGGGATTGCTGATTCGATCTCAGGCCACGCGGCCAGCAGCGCCCACAAGAACCCGCGATGTACTCGACCGAACGGCACGCACGCTTTCTTGACACGCAGATCGGCCAACCAATCCTGCAGTTCGTCCGGCTGCGTCCCGCGAAACACAACCGCGTACAAGTCGAATGGCGCGCCTGGCCGATGGATCACGGCCGCCTGCGTTCCGCGCCGCTCAATCCACCGCACCTCGTCGAAACCCCACTGGCTGCATTGCCAGTGGAACGACTCTTCGGACTCGTAGATCGCGCGCGAAAACCGCGCGAGATCAACAACGTTCATGGGACCGTACCCTCGACGAGATTCAGTCGGCTGGCGAGCCCGTCGATGATTTGCTCATGCCGATCGAGGCGACGATTGATCTGGCTGATCTGCGTCACGCGGAGTTCCCGCAGCGCGCGAATCTCGACCCGGATCGCACTCACGTCCTGACTGATCCGCCACGCCCAAGCCGTCAGCGCGATGACGCCGGTCGATACGATGGCGACGACCAGCGACGCGAAGGTTTTCGAGAGCAGGAGGTATCCGTTCTCGTCGCGCGGCATCCTTGCCACCTATGCAGCCTTGAGTTGTGCAGCCGACTTCACCCGCCCGACTTTCGCCTTGACCGGCCGCGGCGCATTCGCGACGAGCTCCGCCGCCTTCTCGGAGCCGGCAATGCGGATGAACTCTTGCTTCCAGCTCACACGGGCCACACCTTCCGTCAGTTCGACAAAGCAATCACCGCGCTCAACGCGCCGCTTGCCGGAGTCGATGAGTGCCTGTGTGAGATCATCCAGGATCGCGGCCAGCTCAGAGCCGATTTGTCGGGCCATGCTCTCCAGCTCTCTCTTGCGATCCTGCAAGTCGTTGGCCCGCTCCAGAAGCTCGCGGGTGATGCGCATCTGCTCTTCCCTGATTAGAACGAATGAACAAGAATATCCGCGCGGCCTCATCCTTGAGCAGCATCCATGCCGCCGCGCGGACTGAGCGTTGCAACGCCCTCTCACTATTAGGCGATCGCGTTGCACGTTCAGGAAAGGAGTTAGTGCGTGACCGCAGTGAACAGGCGAGGCGAAAAGGTCTTCCTGCCAAGGATTCGGCTGACGTGGGGCGAACTGGTCGAGCGGATCCGGGACGAGCGGCCTGGCCAACTGAAGTGGATGGCGGCGTACTCGCTGCATGCACACGGTTGGTCACTCGCGCAAATCGCGGTGGCGTTCGGCTGCGACAAGAGCACCGTAAGCCGTAGACTGCGAGCCTTAGAGCGCAGACTGATTGCAGAATACGGTATAACCCCCCCCACCCAAAAAACCTGACAAAAAATTCCCCGGGGTAGGCATGCGGTCCCCGCCAGGCCGGCCTCTAGTTTTTTGTCCCCCCTCCCCCCGGACTTGACGCGTGCCCACGTGGAAGATATTTCTGGTATCACTACACGCGTCTAAGATTCGGAGGGTCACGAAATGGGAATCAAGCAAACAAGCCGCTACTGCAAACAGTGCGGAAAACGCACGCTGCACGTGAAGCATACATTTGACTTCGCTTGGGGATGCTTGCTTACGATTCTCACGGGAGGTCTTTTTTTGTTCATCTGGCTCCTCGCGGACGTAGTTGGCCTCATCCGGCCCTACCGATGCCAGATATGCGGGAAGGCCAAATTCTGAAACGTGACCCTCGATGGCATTGCGGAGCCGGTCCGATTCCGTCTGGGCCGGTTCCGCATGCCGGCGAGTCAGCCCTTGCAAAAGATCGGGTTCTCCCCGATAATACACATTGAAACGCTCAAATTGTGTCGGAATGCACAATTGGGACAGGTAGCTCAGTTGGTAGAGCACAGGACTGAAAATCCTGGTGTCGTCCTGACGAGGCGACCGTCGCTGATTGCATTCCGATGGCTTTTAAGTGACCGGCCCCACGGGTTTGACAGCTAACAACACCGCTAACTTGGGCCGGTAATGACTCCCATCGGAAGACTCACAGGAGTCGTCTGTCGCTGAAGTCGGATGTTGTCGCGCGACAGAATCTATGTTATCATGGGAGTATGAAAATGCAGTCGCTTGAGAATTTCCGGTTCAACCTGCGCCGCTTGATCGATGAACGCGAAGACCTGTCCCAACGGATCATCGCAGCGCGTGTTGGAACCTCTCAGGTTCACATCCACCGGATTCTCAAGGGAACGGTCAGCCCAACACTAGCAATGTGTGACAAAATCGCTGATGCTGTTGGCGTCCCGCTGGCGGACTTAGTCGTCCATCCAGAAAAATTTCCTGTAGAAGTCTCTTGACGCCCGATAACATATATGGTATCACTTGCCGGTGCTGGCGAGAGATGGC